AGATATGAGTCGCACCAAATCATATGTGATGGACTTGGAAGAAAAGCTAAACGAAAGAGAAAAGGAGATTCGCAGACGTAGGCGGGAGCTTGCGGAGTTTGGTGTGAACGTCAGGACTATCAACAAGACAGAGTTCGATGAGGATGTGCTTACAAATGTTCGTGAACGTTTAAACGAAGCTGAGAGTTTAATACGAGCTATGAAAGTTGCACTTCACAGGGCTATAGATTTACGTGCAGAGTTGTTGGATGGCGATAGAAAAAGAGTGGTCAAAAAAGATACGAAGTAGGAAGCACCTACAGTATATCAGGGAACAGGGTTGCCTAATCTGTTATCGCCCTGCACAGGCTCATCACCTGACCTTTGTGGATAGTGATGGCTTGCGTGGTATGCGTAGAACAGGAGATCAATTTGCTGTTCCCTTGTGTGATGACCATCACCGTCAGCTACACGCACACGGTAACGAAGAGCGATGGTGGGCCATGCAGGGTGTAGACCCGATTGGCTGGCTGTCAGAACAATTTAATTAGGACATATTCGGGAGATCATATGGCTTACAAGAAAAAAGCTCTGGTGGAAAAAGAACTAGAGATGGCTAACGAAAAGGTGGCGTTCTTAGAAGAGCGTTTAAACGGAATGGAAAGGAGGCAGAAAACAGAGGTGGCGCATGGGCTTGAGTTGCAGACTAAGCTGGATAAAGCGGAATCCGATTTACTGGATCAAGAAAAAACATCTGCAAGGTTACGTGGCGCAATGAACAGGTTAACTGACAGACCATATAGTGCGACTGATGTTTGGGACTTGGCTTCTCAGATTTCACTCAAGGATTTGAGCAATCTGTTGTTCAACTTTAAAGAGTTAGTTAACTACGATCTTGGGCCTATGGTGAATATGGAATTAAACACCGAGTACGATCCTATCTCTGTTGCTGAAGGAGAAGTCTATGTCAGTTTGACCCTGCCAGACACTCTTTGCGAAGAAGATACGCCCATGAAGTTGCAAGATATATTTGCAGACCATGAAGATGAAGGCGATACAGGGGAGCCTATGGCCTACGACCTGACTTTCGATTACTTCAATAGCCAGTTTGTAGCCACAAGCGTTCATGTTTGCCACAAGCATAAGAATGTAACGATTGGTTTGGATTCAACTGGAGAATACCTTGGAGAGTAAAATCGCAGAGCACTTCGAGGCAAAGAAGTATGCTTACAGGCAGACTAAGGATGGAGTCATCTTGAGTTTTGTGTTGCATCCAGATGATGTACCCAAGGAGATGGCTCTTGCCAACATAGGCCAGAGATACATGGTTGCTTGCGCACAGATAGATGACTTCGAGAATCCGATACGCCCAGCAGCTGTAACTGAGGGTGAACGTGCGGTTGCTAGGGCTAATCTGATTTGCAGGGATGCGTCATATCAATCTTGGGTTAGAAGCAACAGAAGTGATTGGCCTGATGTAGACTTTGAGAATACGACTGACGAAGATTACGCAGCACAGGTAATTAGAAGTGTGTGCAATGTTGAGTCACGGTCTGAGTTAAAGTATAGCGAAACAGCCAGAACGCTTCTATCTGATCATATGAAAGAGTTTGAGAGATCGCTATGAGTTGGTATGCTGATAGGCTAAAGCGTCTTAGAACGGATCAGAGGATGTCTCAGCAGCAATTAGCTGATAGATCTAAGACGACTAAGGCGTATGTTGGACAGGTTGAAAGGGGTGAGCGTAAGCCAAGCTTCGATGTGGTAGAAAGGATCGCAGCTGCACTGGGCGCGAAGATTTATATCTCGCTTGAGAATCCAGAGCCACCCGCTTTGAACCCAAAGAACAAACCGAAAACGTCAATCGCTAGTAGGTTTAACAGATAGGTCAGGCGTTCCCCTTACAATGAGCGCGACACAATCCGCGCTGCTCGGATCTGACCTATAAGCAGCAAGACCTAGGGCGCACATTACTCCGTGTCCTTAGAAGCATCGTACCCGTCCGGTGTGGTCGAAAAGACGGGTTTAAACGCAACAAAGGTAGAGCTATGGGTATTTTACGTTTCGATAATAGCAATGTGTCTGTTGGTGGCGCGATCTTTTTCAATGATCATGCACAGCAAGTTAGTCTTGACAAAGGTTTCGCTACCGCTACTGGTGGTGTTTCTGTACAGGCGTTTATTTCTGAAGAAGAAAGGCAGCTGAATGAATTGGGCGGTATGCTTGTTAATCAGGAAGCCAGAGTAGAGAAAGCAGAAAAGCTACTGAAGTCTATACAAAAGGAGAGGGACGCGACTGTAGAATCTATCCGCAATATCAAAGAAATTTTACACAAAAAAGAAGTCCAGAGAGATGAAGTAAATAAAGCGATTCTTAAAAAAGGTAGGGGTTTCCATTATAGGGATGACCTATCACAGCCCGGTGTTTACTTGCTGGCAATGGAAGACAGGATAGTTTATGTGGGTCAATCCAAGAACCCTCATGCGAGGATACCCCAACACAGGGACAAGGAATTTACCCATGTCCGTATATTGCGTTGCCCAGAACGTAGGCTGACATACTGGGAGAGCGTTCTGATCAGGAAGATAAATCCTGTATATAACAAAACACTAAAAAAATATCGGAGGCGTGGTTAACTTTTGCCTTTTGAGGCTATAGTAATATGAGAGTTTTTTGACGAAGGTGAGAGGCAGCATCAGCGTTTAAACAATAGGTCAGATGAAGTACGGACTCTCGTAATTATTCAGCACCGTCAATCTGATCGTCTGCCTCAAACCCCCAGTCCATTGCATCACTTAACAATGCGGTAAGTTGATCTGGTTCTATCGGATTCATTTTCATGTTTAATGTTTTGGTGTCGGAACAATACTTGACCGTCATCGCCACCCTTTCATTTTCGTACTCGAAGTGTCCTTCCATGCTCACCCTCCATGACATCGTTTAAACACCTAGATATATACACGAAACCATCAGCGTTGAGGATAACCTATACGATATCCTATCGCTGTGTTTTTATTGCAACTGGAACCCGGAACACAGCAGTAGGTTAGTAAACCCGTTTAAACGAACCCGGACAATCACCCTTGAAACGCAGGTATGATAGGTATTCGCGTTTAAACAAACATGGTTTTATTACAACAGGAAACAACAATACCGCAGTGGGTTACTTACCGAACTTCTGCTTCTGTGATTTAGGTGGACTCTTACTGCTACCGCCTTTGCTCCAGAAAAGTTTGTCTGCCCAGAAAGCAGCAGATGTTTTTCCCTTCTTTATGTTCTTTGCATGACGGGCCTTGAAGCTTTTACGAGCCTCATCGCTGTAGTTGTGTCCCATCTTTTGATCACCGAATCGAATGATCTTCATCTTGCTACCATCCCTGACTGCAACAACGCCCTTCTTGGTGGGGTGGCTAGGAGTTCTCTTCGGTTTGTTTAAACCTTTCAATCCCACTTTCTTCAGCCGGTTCTTCTCCGCATCTGTTAAACTCATTTGCGATACCTCGCTGTTTTCTTGGCAATCTTCTTGGGTTGTGAACTGAACTGCTTGCCTTTCTTGGTATCCTTTCGCTTCTTGCGGGATGTCGCTGCATACTCCTTCGCAGACAAAGACTTGATAGCTTTCTCTGGTAGATACCGCTCACCTGTCTTGGCACTAGGTTTACCAGATTTAGTTTTCCACTTCTGTTTCGTCCACTTCTTGAGGGACTTCTGTGACTTCTTGAGAGCCATTACTTTTTCTTCTTCTTGCCCTTGTTAAGCTTATCAAAATCTGCCTTAGTGATTTTGTCTCTAGGCTTTGCAACTTTAGCTAGTTTCTTTTGCTTCTTAGTGTATTTAGATAACGGCATTATGACTTGTAACCTCCTCCTTTCTCCTTGTATCTCTTCGCCAGCATCTGCGCCTTTCTTGCGCTCCACTGCCCCGGCTTCCCCCCCTTGCCACTAGCCTTAATAGACTCAAACAATCTCTTCCTCATGGTTGGCTTAGTGTAGTTGCCAGCTTCGTTAACGCGAGACTTGCTCTTCTTCTTTACCTTACCGCCCTTCTTGTATCTCTTAAACATTACTATCGCCCACCACTAATGTTGTGTACTCACACAGATTCCCACGCTTTTCCTTCAAATAATAACGCTTCTGCTTGCCTACGTCTTATCAAGCCATCCAACACCTGACCACCTGCACGATTCCATCTTTTTATCTGCTCAGGCACGCCACTGTAGTTGCCTTCATTTAATATTTTAAGTAACGTTGATTCTCTCAAATTGGTTTCGCCCAAATTAAAAGTCCAAGCAACTAAAGCATCAAATTGATTCTGTTCTAAATCAACCTTGACTAACCGATCAACAGCTTCTTCATATACGCCTAAATCATCTTTAAGCATATCTTCTGCCTCTTCTTGTGTGCAGTTATCTCCATCCTCTACACCCAAGGTATGACCGTATCCTATTGTGAATACGCCAGCTGAACACTGATAGCTATTTAATTCACAACCCTCAAACTTTTTTATTAATGCAATACCTTCTTGGCTAGTATTCATTTTTGTTACCTCTTTTATAGGGGTAGCTGTAAGTATATTTAATTGTGGAATACAAAATATTTTATTAAATCTTT